AGGACGAATCTCCCATTCATTCCACCACTCTTCTTTGAATACTACGTCCGAACCAGCAATAGGATTTAAAAGCTGTTGACAAGCGACTATATAAGTAGAGGTTGTCTTCTTTATTTCTTCCCATCTCTCGGGTTGAAGGAAGACAGGCTCTCCTTCCATTTTTCCATCTACAGTAGCAGGATGTATTCTTGGTTTTACCGCAGCCCTCTGAAGGATGGTCCCATAAGTGTCCCCATAAGAATATCGAGTACCAGCATATTGATAACGAGGATTATGGGTTGACCCCAAGTTTAATGACAATTCCCAAGAGAGCGTTGTCTTTGCTATTTGCTCTGGCGTGTTAACAGCATCTTGAACAACTACGTCGTCATAAATAATAAGATCAAAATGTCGTCCAGTAGGCTGACCATCCACAAGTCCGTGAGCCTCAATAGTTTGTTCCTTCGGGTTAGCAAATCTCCTAACACATATACCCTCGTTCTCAGCCCATTTGGGGGCCTCAAGTCTGGGCTTATTCCAGAGGATATCAGGATAGAGTTGTTTAAGCTTTTCATTAGAATCGAATTCCTGCATTATCTGGCGTAAAAACGGTTTTGCCTGTCTAGCGGAATACGATAACAATCCTATTGTTATATCAGGGTTACACAAGATTTCCTGAATAGTGCCCAAAAAAGTAATGATTGAACTTTTATAATGAAACCGCGCCCATAAATCTAAATGGCTATCTGGGGAAGACTCTACTTCCCTGCATCTTTCATAAATCCACGGATGAACCATATCGTGGCGGTTGCACAAAAAGACACCAAGATAATAACGATCCAACTGGCCAAGAGTCCTAATGAAAGAATCGTCAATATTAGTATCATTATGGCAATCTGCATATGCCGGAAGAACAAGTTCAAAGGGTGCGGTGTGCGCCCATTCAGCAAACTTTTGTGCAGCATCGGCATTATTATTCTTATGTCTGACGCTATTTGCTATAACAGGCAACACACTAGCACCCTACTTCTTTTTCTTGTATCCAGAGGCATAAGCTGCACGGGCCTGTCTTTCTGCACCCTGTCTAGATTTATAAACCTTTCCTTTGCTTCCCCACCTATATCCACCTTTAACTTTTTTAATAGGCATATTAGGTTACTTACGCTTGCGCGAATTTCCCGTCTAATATCCATTGAGGAACCGCCATTGGTAGTTCTGTTCCAGTTGCGTCAGCTTCTATAAGAAGTCTTAAATAATCCGGATACTTAGCGGCATTAAAAAGAACAGAGTAAGGTAACGACGCAGCCCACGGATAAATAGATCGCATAAAATTAACAGGATGATCTCCACCTTCAGCGCCTCCCGGGCCAGCCAGAGGACTTGTGTTAATAGCGCTTCCGGGAGGGCCGGAACTAGCAGTCGGGTCTACCACGACAGAACTTGTGTCTGGGTTGACTAGCCCACTGAACATACCATACGCTATCCCTTGAAGAACACCACCCAGTCCTGCTTGAGCCTGTTTCTCGGTCCCCGGCATAGCAATTCCATTCTCATCTACTGGAACACCGTTTTCATCAGGAGAAAACATGGCGTTGTATTCTCCCCAATCAGCAGCAGAATGCTTACCTGATAAGTTGGTTCCCTCCTCACCAAACGGGATTCCATTGGGAGCCTTGCCATCTAATGTGTGTGATAACGTAATACCTTTTTCTACCATATCCTCGTTGATATCATCAATCCAACCTGTATGAGTCCCGTCAAGCATAGACTTCACAGATGCAACTCCAGCCATCGCTGCTTTCTTAGCATGATCGGGATACATTTCTTCATGGTCTACAAAACCCTTCTTGGGCCCGTATTTAGGAGCAGGAGTTGTTTCAGGGTCAGTGGCTGGTGCATTTTGAACATCGAATGACTCGACATCTGCCTTAAAACCGGGCGTTTCTACATTTGGCCCAGCGTCAAGTAAAGCACCAAGGTGAGGCGCTGGATGCCCGTAAGGCCCAAACGGGTTAGTCTGGTCGTCAAAAGTTGAAAAACTATCTACTTGAGATATGGCTGGTGCAGTGATAGCGGGGCTAACGATTCCATCGGTCCAGTTCAAATTAGTATTGGGGTTTTCCCAAGCTGAATAATTAGGGTTCTCCAAAGGAGAATAAGCGGTATTAGGATTCTCCCAAGCTGAATAAGCGGGAGCAGGAGATCGCATTGCATCTTCGACAGCGTTTGTTCCAAAGGCTAATCCGGGTGTCGGCGAACGCATCGCGTTTTCCACAGCGTTTGTTCCAAAGGCTAATCCGGGTTCAGGAGATCGCATTACATTTTCAACAGTATCCAAAGGATTATTGGGATTTTCCCAAGCTGAATAGTTGGGATTTTCCAAAGGGGAGTATGCTGTATTAGGGTTATCCCACGCTCCAGCTTTATTTGCCCCTAATGGATTAGCTTCCATATAAGCCTCTTTCTGATCAAGAGGACTAACAGACCCAAGAGTGGATGGATCAACTCCTATAGCAGCAGCAAGCTGTCCTACAGACGGGGTAGGGCCAAGACTATCTAAACTTACAGAAGGGTTAGCCCCCATAAAAGCCTCTTTCTGATCAAGAGGACTAACAACATTAAGATTTTGCCCAGAAAAGTCGTAGTCGTAGGTAGAGGGGTCGTAATCTTGCATCGCTATTGTGCCGAAATCCCTTTGTTCTCGGGCTTTACTTCCAAGACTTGGCCCTACAGCAAGTCCGGATTGAACTGCAGGCCCACCTAAAGCTTGAGCAGACGGATCAAATCCTGAACCTTGAATAGCATCTGCGGCATTATCTAAAGCGTTAGCCATTCCACTAATTGCATTTGCTTGATCTATTGCAGGTCCGGTGTTTGGGTCTCTCCCACCACCCGTATTTCCACCAGAGGATGACTGACCACCTTGGTCTCCTCCAAAAGATGGACCCCCAAAATCTCCTTGCTCAGGCATAACAGCATACTCCTATATTCATAATAACCCTTTGGTGGAGGCGAGGGGAATCAAACCCCTGTCCAGAAAGTGAGTTAACCTTTGTTTCTGTCGAAATCATTACGCCCCCTAATGAATGTTCTTTTCCATTTCTTTTATGCCCAAGTTAATAGCCTTTTCAAGAATAGCGTCCACATCTACTTTCTTCTTAACCTCAACAGTTCCTGAATGAGCAATTTCCTTTTTCTCTTCTTTTCGGCTATGAGAAGAAGTCCAACTAAAACGATTAACCATATTCATTAACCAAAGACCATGATTAAAACCTCTTGTATCAAGATTCTCTCTACCTTGTCGAATCCACCAAGCTTCAGCTGCTTCCTTTCCGATCTCAACAACCTCTCTAAAATTCTGCTTTTCTTTATCTGTGCTCTTTGCCCATCTGTGAAAAGTGGACCGGTTAATACCCATTAAACGAGATGCTTCTACAATAGTCCCGCCTTGATCAAACAAACCCTCGACTCGACGACTCATTAGGTCAGTCCAGATTGTTGCAAACTTACTTTTTTTTGCCACGTTTTCTCCTTGGTGAGCTATCTTTTTTTCCTTTAGGTCTACCGGGACTTTTGCTTCTATTGCTGGCTCTACTAGCCACTGTTAAATTACTGGGGGAATTATTTCTTGGGTTACCGTCTTTATGATGAACATCCTTTCCATCCCCTTTCTTTTTTAACCCGGCTTTGATTAACCTTCGTCTAGCCGTATTACGGGCGGCCCTATTCTTCTTTTGTTCCGGCTTGGAACCATAGCGTTGATATTCTAACTTAATACTACGAGCCATTTTTCTTTCCCTTTCTTTCTAAAGGACCGGGTAATATCCATCCAAGAATCATCGGCACTATTAAGATTAATATTAATGCCCATCCGCCTATCTCCACTAATGATTGCATGATTGTCCATATGTTGTCTGGCGCACATTTCATGTCAATCCCCCTCATCCTCGTATCCATCATTGTCTCTGTCACCACATCGGTCACAAAAGCACTCGTCATGGCCCCCGCTATCGGTGCAAGTGCACCCCCCGACAAGACAGTACCCGCAGTCGCACCTATCGCCGCCCCTGTTGCTACTACCGTTGCTTTTTTTATGGTCGTGCATCCCGCTAGCCCAAGTACAGTAACAAGAGTAAGATGTCTGCTACG